GTAGTAAATAGAGATGGAACTGGATTAAATGATATATTACTGAAATTGACACAAAAGACATATTATAGTCTAATCACTCGTAATTTTTCTAAAAGTATATATGGTGAAAAAAGCACGGTAAACAATATCATAAATACAATTTTATCTGAAATAAACCCAACATATGAATTATCAAAAGATAGTATTATTATTCCTAATAAATTGAGTATACAACATTTTCCAATACGATATACACTGGATGAGTGCTTCCATTATCTAATTGAAAATAATGGGATTCAGGATGCGGGTAAGATGTATATGATATATGATAGAAAAAATAGAAAATTCAAGATAACATCAGATAAGACAATGTCTCAAGGAAAGAGTTATGGAATTTTTTCTTTTTCTGATAAATATAATGATTATAATACGAATTACATTTTTAAATTAACAACTAACCCAGGATTGAGCACAAAAAGTCTCAATACAAGGGGGCTATTTTACTCTAAAACATACAATGTTGACAGTGTAAATAAAAGACTAAATGTTAGTATGGAAACTGTTAATGATTTTATGGAAGTATATAATCAAAAGTTTTCTAGCATCCATACTGAAGTATTTGAAGCGAATAAAGATAGATCTGATTTTTGGTCATATTTACCGTTTTTATACAATAATGATCTTAGCATATCATATAAGAATAGAATATCAAATCATTTACGTAGAAGCATTTCACATACAATTACTGTAGCTGGAAAATTTGATATATACATTGGAACTAAAATAACACCATTCTTCAAAAGAGCATATAATACGATGGAAGCATATGAAACTTTCAACGGTGATTATATTGTTACTGGCATTGCTCACAAATTTGGAGCGGACTCAATGTATTATCAAGACCTAACAATAGCGAAAAGTGAAATTTATTCATCTGATAAATATAAATCAAGACTTATAGAAAGAAGAACAAAATGAGTTTTTTAGATTCAATAGTAAGAGGAGTAGTAGAGGATAATAATGATCCATTACACTTAGGAAGATGCAGAATTCGTATTTTTAACATACATTCACCGAATATATCAGATTTACCAACAGAAGCATTACATTGGGCTGAACCTGCAGGAAGCACTTTTAGTGGAAGTGTACAAGGAATAGGGGTTTCAAGTGTTCCTGTAAATGGATCATGGGTATGGTGCTTCTTTGATGGTGGTGATTTCTCTAAACCAGTGTATTTTGCTACAGCTCTAGGTGGGGCATATGAAAGTGTACCTAAATCAGAATTTGGGTTTAGAGATTCTAATCTATTTGAAATAGCTTCCGATTATAAGTATCCAAGACAAGATCGTATGACATGGGGTGATTATAGCCCCCTTGCAGCTGGTAAAACATCTGGTACAGCACATGATATAATCAATAAGAATAAAATTGCTGGTGAACCTGAGAGTACGTCCGATAAAGCAAAATACCCTTTCAACAATGTTATAGAAACTCAAGCTGGTCACACTATAGAAATCGACGACACTGTAGAAAATGAACGCATCAGAGTATTTCATAAATCTGGAACATATATTGAATTGAAGCCAGACGGCACAAATGTTGTTCACAATCAAGGTGATTATATTATTTGTACTAAACAAGATTTAATGGAAATTGTTCAAGGTGAGGTAAAAAGATTAGTGAGTCAGAATTTATCTGAACATATTTCTGGTGATTTAACTCTTAAAGTTGATGGTAATATTAGCTGGGAAGTTGGTGGAAGTGTAACAATATCCTCTGGTGGCAATTATAAAGTGACTGCACCTAGAATTGATTTGAACTAACATATATTCCTTTAAATATCCTAAAATATAATAGGGAACTGTATGTTATATGATTCTGTAATAAGCTACGCTGACATAAATAGCATTTTTTATGATGACAAAAACATCCTAACCCAAAACAACTATGCTGCAATTAATAACAGTATCAGCAATATAATTTTCACAAACAAAGGTGAAAAAGTCGGTGATCCAGAATTCGGTACTAATCTTAGACGATTACTGTTTGCTCCAATGGATAGAATTACCGAACATCTAATGACTGATGAAATCAGAGATGCAATATCATATTATGAACCCAGAGTTGTACTAAATCATATTAGTCTAACGCCTGATTATGATAATAACTATTATGGAATAAATATTCTATATACAATAGTAAAATCACCAGAAATACAAAGCAAATACGTCGGTATTTTAAAACGACTCTAAGGACATTTAATGGCTAAAACTGTAAACTACACTAACTTTTCATTTGATGAAATTAAGGAATCTTTAAAAGAAGTTCTTAGAAATGATGGTGTTATTACTGACTTCGAATATGAAGGTAGTAATACTGATACTCTTTTGAATGTCCTTGCATATGTTGGTACTCTTGTAAATCACAATATCAACTACATGTCAAATGAAGCGTTCCTTAGTACTGCTGCAAGTAGAAAAAACGTAATCAAACATGCGCAGGCTTTGAATTACAAAGTTGATCGTAAACACAGTGCGGTGTTCGAAGGAAACTTGAAATTTACTCTAGCACCAAAGAGAAAATTAAAAATACCTGCATACAGTGCATTTACTGCATCTGATGGTACTCAATTCATTACAACAAAAACACTTGAGTATAGCAATACAACTACATTCTCACAAGACTACTATGAAAATTGTATTCTTCAAGAAGGTAAATATGTAAGCCACAAGATCGATTCTGAATTGACATTTTCTTATGACCAATATCAACATAATACAATTGTTTTGAAATATAAAGATATTGAACATGGAAGCATCAAAATGGATGTAAGCTCAAGAACATTTACTGAAACAGAAAATTTGATGAATGATATTCTTTTGAAGAAAAATGTTTTTATTACTGAATATGATCCTGATACAGAATATGTAAGAATCAAGATGTTGAACAAATATAACATTAGCCCAAACGATGGAGAAAATGCAAGAATCAACTTCATTATTTCTTCTGGCACTAAAGGTAACAACTATGCTAAACTTTCTGCTAAAACGTTCCGTGATGCCTCTCTTGATCCTAGTATTACAAATACAAATGAGATTAGTGTAACATTCGAACCTGACGTCGGTACAGTTTCTTATGGTGGCACAGACGAAGAATCAACTGATGAAATCAAAATGTATGCACCTCTTGCTAAAGCCACTGCTAATAGATACATCACATCACTTGACTGGACGGCTGGACTTGTATCTCTTCCACAAGTAAAAAATGCATCTGTATGGGGTGGGGATGAAATCGGAAACGATTTGGCTCTTACTAGCTTCACAAGTGCACAAAAAGACGCATTAAAACAATCTGGTACAGTATTCATGTCTGGGCTACCCTCTTCAACTGAAAAATATTTCAATATTCAAACAATTGAAAAAATCAAAAACTTGATGCGTGAAAATAGTGTTGTTTCTCTTAGAAAGAAATTCATTCAACCAATTTATGTTGGTGTTGATCTAAACATAAATGCTGTAAAAGATCCAAATAAACAAAGTGTATTGACAGATGATATCAATCTAGAAATAATTTCTAGAACAAACAATTTTTTCAATTCTGATTTTAATATTCAGCTTAAAAAATCAAAGCTGTTGAATAATCTGTACAGTATTGATGGTCTTGATAGTGTAGATATTGATGGTACTAAATTGAGTATGGATATCACTGGAATGAATTTCTATGATGATAGCACAGATTATCTTGATGTGTCATTACCAATCAGAGGTACAAATTCACCATTGTCACTTACTAAAATAACTTCTGTGAATGAATATCAATATACATTTGATCTAAAAAATATTCCAGACGGCATTACGACTACAAATTCATATGTATATGATCCAACAGTAGACAGTTTTTTAGACCATGTAGGAATTCAAATGTTGAATTACTTCACATGGAGTAATACGCATGAGTACCTCATTGGTCAAAAAATTGTTTACAATGGGTATATCTATGAAGCAACAAAGCTTTCTGAAGTAGGACAATCACCTAGCGGAACTGCTACTGATAATGCATATTGGACATACATTCCAAAAACATCTAATTATATGGATAGATGGGGATATCCAGTTAAATTTGACAATTATAAACGCATCGTTCTTGAACACAATGACGGAACTGAATTTGTCATCAAAACATCTGAAACAACTGACTTTTACGATGCAGGCGAAGTTGTTTGGAAATATGATACATCAACGTCTAAAATTGAATATTATATGAGCCTAGTTGGTAATAATAAGCAACAAGATCTCACAAATACTGAGTATTGGAAAAAACTTGACATTGCTGCCCCACTGATTGCTGAAGGTGAAATTATCATCGGTACCTATATGATTAATGAAAATATGTTCAAACTGTCAAATGCTGTACCAAGAAAACTTCCTGTGACTGTGCACATGGAAGACATTTTTGCAAATGCTCTTGCGTTCGATTCATTGACGTCAAGAGGCATCACCACATATTATAACAAGTCAGATGTAATTCAAGTTAACGGCGACTATTATATTAGTAGATTTAATGTCGATATTGTCACTTGGTCAGATGTTGCTCAATACTCTATTGGTGATCTTGTATATTACAATTCTAAAGTTTGGAAATCATTACGAGATACAAATACAGTTACTCCAGTGGAAGGAGTAAATTGGATTGAAATTGTTGCATATAATAGTGATGGGGTCTATAGTGCTGGTGACATTGTTTCATATTCTGGAAAATATTACAAGGTGAAAGCTAGCTCTCCAACAATCAACAATATCATTCCCACTAATCAACATTCATGGGATAGACTTATTCAATCCAAAAATCCAACTACAGATACACAAAATTCTGTATGGGTAAAATATAACAACACACATAAATACAACAGAGATATTTTCTCTAGTAATATTCATAATATTAGTTCAGCTACAAAAGACCAATCTCTTGTATCTGGTGAAATAAGATCGTTCTTCTTCGATGAAGAATCTGGGATTCAATTCTTTGATTATGAAAATCTTAAATTTAGAAGAGAATTAAGTCTTTATATCAAATCAAGAATCATCTCTATAAACTAAGGGGAGAAATAATGATCATTGATCAACAAAAAACATTAGAACTGTTTGTAGATAGATTGCTTCCTGACAAGTATAAGGACACTACATTTGAAAAAGTAGTAGCCTCTTTCTTGAAACAATTGAATAATGACTATCAATACATCGACAACTTCACAAACCGTTTTGACATTGATAAAATCGATATTGAAAATGATGATAGTGAATTAGATTCATTCATTAAACAATATGCAAGTGTTATTCAAGACATCACCAATATTGTTTATCCGAACCTTATAACAAATAATTTGTTTGATTATGGATATCAATTTTGGGGCGTAAAAGTACCTGTATTCAATTCTAAAACAGCAACCACTACAGTATATGAATACTATGATAGAGACACATTTTCTATTGGTGGTAATATTTTTAGATTCGATAGAATAAAGAACAATTTCGTTTTTTCTAAAGTTACAACCAGAAATAATAATATTTGGTATACTCTAGAACAGGATCAAGTATTTAGTGGTGATAAAACTAAATTTGAAATCAGTTTTGACGTTGATAGCATTCAAGCTGGTACGTTTGTAAAGGTGTTTTGTGGTCAAGAAAATGATGGTAAGCTAGTTCATTCATATATTGCTTCTAGCACTGGTACTCACAGATTTCGCATCGACTATAATACCACCAGTAGATCTACTGGTGCTGAAGCGACAAAATTTACATTTCAATTCAATGGAAATGTTACCATTTCCAATATTACTGTAACTGAATATGGGCGTATCGAAAAAGAAGATATTCAAGTACTTAGTGCTCAGATTACTCAAAATAAGGGTCGTCTTGGGTTGTATACATTTTTGTTCAACCTTTTGAAAAACTTGGGTTCTCAAGAAAATCTTGACCTTACAGTAAAGGTTGATGAAAATGACGTTGTGTCAGCTGATACGCAACCTCGTATTACTATTTCTGAGATATATCAAAGTACAAGATCTAACATCAAATATGGTGAAATAAATCCTAATACATTATCTCCATATACGCTTGCTGGACAAGAATTTTATGATAAAGGCTATGCGTTCAAGGAATATGTTACATCATATAATGTAGATGAAGTTGTGCCATTTATCTATAAACTTGATGCTACATTCGCAAAAGAAGTTTTCGAAAGATTTATTCTTCCAATTGCACACCCAGTTGGATGGAACATCATCTATAACGTTTTCAAACTCGTAGAAGCTGTTGACAGATTACCATCGTTCTCAGAGGTAGACAATAGTAAATATTATCACAATGTATTGTTTTATGAGGGTGTTAGCTCCAGGGTTTATGATGCTGATACTCTTGGTCTTTTGAATGACAATGATCTTAAAGATATCAGAACGATTTCATTCGAGCATGATGAAGTAAATATTCTCAATGCGTATACAAACATTGAAAATGTAACTGTCACAATGAAACTTAATAATATTGGAACTGATAGTGATACAGTAAACTCAGCTACAGAACTTGATTTGAGCAAGTACTTTGATACAATTGTCATGGATACATACGATGGCATAGATACTCTTTCGTCTCAAACTGAAACATATGCTGATAAATTTTATGAAGCACCCCTTCATGAAGACACATTGGATGCGATTTCTTTCTATTATAATGCGGAAAGCATAAAATACAACTTAAACAGTGATACTGTAAATGCTCTAACTGAATTGGATCTAAGTCTCTATAATTATCTATTAAACATGTCATTGTATGGCGGTTATGACATTGTAATAATGCAAGAAGACGAAATTACACATACAACTAGCCGTTCTTCTTCTTTAGAGGACGAAGCTAATACAACTTTTGCAATGGTGTTTGGTGATAATAATCTGTTCTTCGATGAAGGTTCAGATATGACATTCGGTGGTGTTCAAGAAACACTAGAAAATGATAGTATTGGAATCAATGCAATTCCAGTCATTACATACTATTCATCTAATACAAACGCAAATCTTGTTCATAATGAGACATATGTTTTGAAAATCGTAAATTACGGTCATGGAATTGACAACAATAGATATCTTTACATTGGAGAGAATACTAGCTCTGTAAATTTATCTCAAGTTGATTTTAAAGTCACTGCTAACTGGTTTAATGTTGATAAAAGAATTCCAGTATAATGCCGTGATTTAAATAGTTTAAGAAATTTTTATAAAAGGAACATTTAATGCAAGAAATCCTTACAGATACATTTTCTGGATTTATTGGTGAATTTACTCTAACTGAGTATAAAGCTGACGGTAGTTCAGAAATCTTAGTTCAAGATAGAAATATGATCGTGAACCGTTCGAAACAATCATTGGCACAAATGTTGGCTGGTGCTCGCATGGGTACAGACGGTACTTACCGACTACAACCAATCAACCGTTTCGAACTTGGTTCAGGATCACACACTGGTCTTACAGCTCTTTCTCCATCTTTAGAAAGAACAGTTTTGAGAGCAAAAGAAAACTACGGTGGTAACACTGTAACAACTGCAAGTGCTCAAATCTATCGTATTGACTTTGACCCTTTCCAAACTGGTGTTGCAAATACTGGTGGTCCAAATGGTACAACATTGACAGCTATTACTGGAACATATGTAAAAGAGTATGACAATGATATTCTTTTCGGCGGTACTAACACTACTCCAATTTCAACTGGTGGCGAGCCTTGTGTTATGAAAACTGCATATGGTCAAACAACTGATGCAACTGGTACGTATATCAACAGTATCACATATGAGATCACAATCCCTGAAGCACGTGCAAACCAAAACGCTACTGCGTTCACAACTACAAACCCTGTATACTACTCTGAAGCAGGCTTGTTCGTTCGTAAAGGTGACTTGACATCTACATATTCTTCATTTGATATGTTTGCTATGAAGACTTTTCCACCTAGACCTAAGAGTACTGATAGTAAATGGGTTGTTTCCTGGAAGATTATTTTCTAACTTCATTTAAAGTTTCTTCGGAAACTTTAAATATCACTTTTTAAAAGCCGATAGCTCTTTAATCGGTTATATACTACATTCCAGCAATATTTCGGTAAACAACACATCCTGTTGGTTCAGGTTAACTCTCACGACAAAGATATAACAACTGGTGGCTCGCTCATTGTTTCTCTTTAAATACTATCAAATATTAAAACTTCATAGGATAGTAAATGCCAGCAATAATTTTAAACAAAATTGCGAATGATAATATTATCACAAAAAATGAGTACTATCAAACACTTACAATTACTGGAACAGTCACTGATATTCCAGATGGTCAAACTATTACTCTTGAACTAGATGGTAAAACAATCGAATCATCTTCAATTTACCTATCAGAGTACCAATTCGAAATCCCATCTATGTTCTTGGCTACATCTAACGAATTATATCTTCAACAGCTTTCTAACAATACACCATATGTAGTAAAATTGTTCGTAACTAATACTCCAACTATCGAATTGTATTCATCAATATTTGTTAATATTGTAGATACTGTTATGAGCTATGATGAGTTCATGAATGGATCGCAAGATCATATGTATCTTGGATTACCACAAGACGGCGATACAATCGATGCAGAACACGTAAATCGTGGTGCGATTCAGAATAGAATTGATATTCTGCACATTGATGAAAAGATTGGTAATTTACAGTCAGAACTTGTAGATGTTACAGCAGAAAACTATGATCCGAATGCTGATAATGATTTGAGTTCTCCAAATGCTAACATTGTTAGTGCAATTTCGCAATTGAGAGTTGATGTAGGTAACAAGGCTCTATTGACTACAAAAACAAAAACATCTCTTGTAACTGCAATCAATGAAATCAAGGGTGAATTGTATAAACCATCACAAGCGTTGAATCTTGTTGCAGATTATGATTTCAATACACATGGTAATTATGTTCTGAGCGGAGGAGATGTATCATATATTAATACAATGTCTGCAGATCAACTACCATCTAATAAAGATTTAGCAAAAGTTCAGCCATTCATCGCATCAAGATACAGTGGCAACTATCCAACTACATCGATGGTATATAATCACTTTAGACTTGAACCGTCTAAAGTTATGATTAATGGATATGAAGTAAGATTACCGAAGGCGTTGGATTTTTATTTTCAAGACACAATGACAGACGAACAACCAGATCACGGTATTCAATATGAAGATGACATGCGTGTGAAATACTTTGGGATGAAAAACAACTATATGTATTATAAAGTGCCATATGGAGCTGGGTATTTGACTGGCATCAAAGATATTACTACAATCCAAGGAAATAAAGTTCACAGTGCTGATTTTACATTTACAATAACTGGAGCCACGCAACAACTTAATACCCAGCTACTTTCAGAAATTGCAACGGTTGATTTGATTCAATTTAGTTCTGCTAAACTTGTGTCAATCCCTTCACAAGTTGTAGTAAATGGAGTAACACGTAATTGTACACTTAGTGTTAATGGTGATAGCATCATTTGGAATAATTATGATCCATCTATGGCTGGTCATGCTTGTACAATTTCACAAGGATCATTGACATATAATGCAACTCTTCAAGATGACAATCTGTTGAATAACGTCGGGGTTACTACAGATAAAACAACAATCCTTGTTAAATCTAACATCAATTTTTCTACTCCTTCAATTGAAGTTACATTCAATAGAATTCTCCCTCGTTATGACAGAATTTATATGGGTGTATCACATACTGATTATGATGCACGAGTATGGGAATCTACAGAATCATATGAAAGAAATGACATTGTTTCATGGAATGGATACAACTATAAAGCTCTTATGGATAATACAAACGTACAACCAAATTTGTATTTAACAGAATGGCAAAATCTTGGTATTGTAGATAATGGAATTTCGTTGAAGCCTTCTTTCTTATATATTGAAGGTAAAAATAATGATGAGGGATATCCAGTACCACCAACGTTCAACGACCAAAATTACATACTTATGGCTACCATTTTCAATAGTTACGGTTATGTTCCAAAAATGACTAAAGAATATGTTAAAACATATAAAATGAGCGATATCAAAAAACTTGAAGATATACTACATGATAGCACGTACAACTTGGCAAGACTTATCAGTACACAGAACCTTTCTGTAAATGATGCATCATTGACAAGAAACATGTACATTGATCCATTCTTCGATGAAAATTCTCGTGATACCCATCTTGAACTATCTCACGTAGGTGATGGTGAAAATCCTAAGAGTATGTTAATCAATGAAGGACTTTTGTCACATCATATTATTTTCAAAGAAGCAATTGAAACAATGAATATGGTTACTACCTCATATGTTCAATTGAACGTTGTTGAAACTGGTGCTCTTGTAGAACAACCAAAATACACACACAGTGTACTTGTTAACAAATATCAAGTTACTGCTCAGCCAAAAGTTACTATTACGGTTAGCCCCCAAACATATACATGGTTCGATGAGATCCAAAATAATACGTTCTATGAAAGAAGAACAGCAACATTGAATGGTAGTACTGTAAATTGGGACAGTGTAAGTGCATTGTCTGTAGGTACATCAACAACTGCATGGAATTCAGAAAAAGTTGGTCGGTGGGGTCGTCTGTGGTCTCGTGACAAATATAATGTTAAAGAAACATCAGCTAAAAGAACAGATATTTTATCTAGTATTATTAAAGAACCAAGAGTTGTACCAGAATATACATTGACAATAAAAGCCCCTGCTAGCTCTTTCAATGGAAAAGAACAAGTTAGAATTAAAATTGATGATCTCCCTGAAATATATGGTACAAATTCTGTAGCCACATATGCTGCATATGATGGATCATTGAACATTAGTTTTCCAATCGGTGGTACAGCAGTCCCAATGAAATCTGGTGACAGAATTATTGCTGTAGAAGGTATTGGACGTCCTGGATTAGCTGGCGATTATATTTCTGGTGCTAGAGGTGTTTCAACAATTTCTCAAGTGCCATATTTGAAAATCATCAACAACTATGATATCGTTCATAGAGATGTGGCAAAAACGCATGAGATTTATAACCCAGACCCATTAGCTCAAACGTTTGTAATCAATAAAGATACATATGCTCATAGCGTATATGTAATGATCGATGCTCAAACAGTTGCGTTAGATGTAGAAGCATCTGAGCTTCAAGAAAACATCAACAATACTACATTGGTTGGTGGCGTTTTACCAGAAGACCTTGAATTGACTCTTTTCGAAACAACTGCTGGGTATCCAGATCATGAAAAAGTTCTTGCTACAGGTGTTCTTCCAAAAGGAACAATAATCCACCAAGGCACAAAATCTGGTAGTACTGCTCCTCAATATAACCAAATTGAGTTGTTCCCTAAAGTGAAACTTGAAAAGAATAAAACATATTCTTTCTGTGTAGCTGGTCCATACGAAACACATGGAAGAAAAACAAATACTAATGCAAACACAGATGACTGGTTAGTAACCGTTGGACAAGCTGGCGTACGTCTTAAATTGCGTGCAGCAAAACTTGGATACAAATACCCATATCCAGGAACTAAAAATACTCTTGTAAATGAACAACCATATGTTGAAGGGATTATGCTGAGTAGCTCTAACAAAGTTACTTGGACTCCTCATCAAGATCAAGATTTGACATTCAAAATTACTGAATGTAAATTCAATGCAGCACCAAAAACAGTCAATTTCGATGTAAATACAGAGTCGTTTACAGATGTAACAGATGTTATATTCCAAGTTGGAGCTTCAGCTCCTGAAGGCACTAAAATCACACATTCTATTAAATATGGTGATACGTTACAAAACACATTGTCAATCAATAACGGTGAACATAAAATTCTACCATCAAAAATTGCAAGTATTACTAAACACCAAATCCAAAATGTCCTTAGTTCTCAACAAACTAAAGATGGAATGGGGAACGTTTCTGATTCACCAATTCTTTATAAAGAGAGCAGTATCTATTTTGGTACTGTAGCAAGTACTTCTGTGTATGTAACGAAAAATATTGACTTATCATATGGCGTTCCGTTTGCTGAAAATAAAAAACTGAGATTATATCTTGATGTGTATGGTAATACAGATGTTGCTCCTGATATGTCACGTGTAAAAGTTTACTATACTACAGATGCAGTAATCAGCGACAGTTCTTGGCATTTAATGTATAGAGATGCGTCATATGCTAGCATGATACAAGAGCATTTATGGGAGACCGATGCAGCTATCCCATTAGGGGACAACTTGAGAATTAAGATTGTCTTAATAACAAATATCGCTGACAACACACAAATTACCAACAGAATTGGTATGGAAAATCTAAGAGTGTATGCGTTCTAGCACATACACTTCACTAAAGGCAATACATGACATCACTAAGCGTTTTCAAACAAATTTTACCTAAAGATGGTGATTGGATAACACCTTCTTCTGTAAATGCAGGATCACTCCTAAACAGAGAAGACATCATTGCAAAAGATACATGTATTGGTGATATGGAAACTCTGATTGATGAAAAACATATTGCATTCTCTTCTTCAGAACAGGCACTAAAAGAAATCGATGATACAAAATCTGCTGTTAACTGTATCAATAAATTAAAAATTGATATGGAGAATAAATATCTCCTTGCTACACATGAACGCAATAGCATCACAAATGCAGTAAATGAAATCCACAATACAATGTATAGAGAAGCTCGTTTGGAAGGTATTCTTGCTGATTATACATATCAACGGGGGGGCGATTTTATTGCTTCTGGTCTTAAAGTAACATTTGATACTGTAACTACAAGTACAAAAACATACCAACAAGCATATTATGAGCAAATATGGATCCCAGTTAGAAACACATTCAGTTCAACATTTGGTCATAGAATGGGATATACTAAACTTGTTAGAAGTTATAAAGCTACTCAACCTGATCCAATCATAACAACAAACGTAACAATCAAACTCCAACTCGAAGCTGGTATAGCATATATCAATGGTCATAAAGTAATTGTACCAAATACAATGTCTGTAACTGCCCCTTATGTTTTGAATGATATTGACACTATGATTATGGATAAAATTTATCTTGTTACAAGAACGCAAGCAGAACTATATGCTGATATCGAATGGGATAATGAAATGGCATATAACAAAGGTGAATCTGTAACATTCAATGGTGCTGAATATATTGCAATCAATAATGTTGGTATTAATGGACTTGACCCAGTAACAGACGTATTCAACTGGAAATTTGTTGAGGTAATTGATGAAAATAAGGGTGACATAAGATACAATTTATTACAATATATACACGGCACTACAGAAATAGACGATACTGGAAAATATTTCTTCAAATTTGGAGAAGTCCCAGCAAACAGCATGTTGCTTGCTACAATTATCCGTGAAAATGGCAAACAACCACAAGTTGTATTATATGATAATGCTCGTGCATACAACATGAAAGACATTGAAGGTCTTCAAGGAAGAATTACTGATTTGATTGACAATATTGCATCTGTTCAATCAACAATTGAATTTTCGAATGCTACTAGCTCAAGAAATATGTATACTGAAAGTTTTTATAATGACAATTATAGAGATATCTTATTGGAAGAAGAAACTGACTATCCTCGTGCTGAGTCTGTAAATGGAATACTTACGCCAGCTATTATTTGGGATACTAAAATTATACAGCTTGAAGAAAATAGAACTACTCAGATCGACAAAGAGAGTCAATCTATTATCATTTCACAAACAGAATTTACTGGTTCTGATCTTGTAAATGAATACGCTGTATCTGCACCTAGCGTAGTATTGTTCGATATGGATCCAACTTATTTCATTTGGAATGTTGTTAATAACACTACCACAGTGAATAATATAGTAGACGTTTCTAAAGAATTATGGGATAATGCATATTCGATATCTACATCAACTTCAACAACAAAAACTGGTGAATCATTCCAAACATTGTCTCAAAATGGGTCAAGAGATCTAAAATTAGATGTAATGAAAACTGTTTCATTACCACAGCGTGTATTCAACCAAAATGAAATAGTTGAAATTAGAATTGATGGTTATCTTGTTGGAACTTATAAATCTAACCCAAACGGTTCACTCGATGCGTCATTTACATTATCTGGATCAACAACATCGGAGAAGAGTAGATGGAGAGATACAAATTATCGTGTAATCGCAAAAGGAAAAACATCTGGTGCAGAAGCTTGGTCTACATTAGAAATCATTGCGCAACAACGTGTTGATAGTTTTTTGAAAACTAATACTACCAATAGAAACTGGTATTATTATAATGCTGATCCTATTGCTCAAACGTTTAAAATGACAGAAAACTGTTATGTTAGTGCAGTAGATGTAATTTTCGATTTACAGTCAGCAACTGGAGCTGACTATACATATGGTTCAAATTTCTTGCTTCCTGATAACGTCATCTTTGCAATTTGTGAAACGACGGCAGGATTCCCTAACAAAGAAAAGGTAATCTATACACAAAATATCCCTGCTACAACCCCAATGAATAATGCAGAGTGGTACAAAATTGAATTTACTGAAAAGGTTAAAATGGATGCAGAAAAAGTGTATGCATTCTTCTTAGCTTGTCCAGAAAAGGCTAATGCTAAATATAACGATGTAGCTGACTTTGCTAAAAACTATGCAAATTCAAGAATAAAGTTGAGAACATGTGAAGTTGGCAAAAAAATATCATATGCTCCTTTCGTTGTAATAAATGAACAAAAATATATTGATGGAATGCTGTTAAAATCATCTAATTCTAGTACATGGACACCATACCAGTCTAAAGATATGGCATTCAGATTATATAAAACTACATTCAACGGTTCAAAAAATATTAGCAGTTCTACACTAACATTGAATACAAAATATACAGATGTATATTATGAATCTGAAGAGATTGTTCCTGAAGGAACTTCAATTAGTAGTTCATTGAATGTGTTATATTCTGATGCAACTACTCAAAGCATTCGTTTGAAAGAGGGTATGTTCAGCTTTTTCAATAATAAAACAATTTCATCTATTCAGCCAATATTTAGTTTGGTTACAGATGATACGTCAATTACTCCAACATTGTACAAGCGTCCATTGATTCATCTCGGAAATGTGCAAAGCAATTCAGTTTTTGTTACGAGTAACATCGACTTGAATGGCAAAGACTACGCAGTAATGAAAAATCTAAGTGTAGTTTTTGATTGTATCAACGGATGGGACAGTTCTAAAATTGAAATTTACTACAATGAAAATTCAATCATTAGAGATGATAACTGGACAAAAATGACAGATTGGGTTGCTGGAGATTTGGAAGGACAATTTATTTTCTCTAAATCAAATGTAGAACTTTCTCAGTTCTTAAGAATTAAAATTATTCTTAAAGTTGATATGGATAATCCTTTCACAAGAATCATGATCAGCAAACTACGTGTTCTAGCCATTTAAATACTAGCATATTAAGAAAGCACAAGGCATAAATAATGGGGATTTCTAAAGTACGTGATGATTTTAATTTTAGCACTTACCTAATTCAAGATGGTGAGGCAGTTAATGCAACAATTGCCAATAAACATGTACTAGCATTAAAAGACGAAATGAACTTCATCGGTGATATCATCAAAAGTTACGAAGGATTCGAGTTATTTGGTGATCCAAATGCATGGAATAGTGCAGTAACATACCACAAAGGGTATGTTGTTCTTTATAATGGCGTTCGTTATATGTGTCTTTCTGATAACAACTTGAATATCACACCTACAAATACACAATACTGGAAAGTTGTTAAAGTTCTAAATGAACGTTTCTTGGAAAACTTTGGTACTGGCGGTAATGTCGAATTTAGACCAAATCTTTATGATACAAGATTTCTTTTGAATAATACTGAATTGACATTATTCTCTGATCTTTATGTCAAGACTGATGATGGTCTTAGTAATAGATTTAGTGTAGATAATGCTGGAGCAACTACTGTACACGCAGGCGATTTCATTGTTAATAATGGTAATATAGGTACGCTAGCCACAAGCAATCTTCAGCTTGGGTATACAAATACAACTTCTATCATCGGGGTCGGTTCAGCTCTAACTTCGGGGACAGTGTCAGTTGGTTCTGTCGCTGGAACTGGTAACTTGAGCTTTGGTGTTAGTACAAAAACTCAAACAATCAATATTGGTGCTGGTGCTACTGAAAATACACTTACAAAAACAATTAACATCGGTACTGGTAGTTTAGCTGGTAGCACAACAAATATCAATTTTGGTGCTGTTGGGCTAACTGCATCCATTATTGCTAATGCAAATATGACATTGACTGGTGACATTGCAGTAAATGGTGCTGACCTTACATCAACTGCCACTACATTTAACCTTTTGAATAATACAGTAACAACGTTGAACTTAGCAGGAGCTAGCACAGCCGTAAATATTGGTGCTTCAACTGGAACCACAGCAATCAAAAATAATGGTTCTGTTGCTGGTACTCTTGCTATTACAGGCATTACATCAATTTCTAATACTACAGACAGTACTTCAAAGGATACTGGATGTCTTGTAGTTGAAGGCGGTGTTGGGATTGAGAAAAATCTTACAGTTGGTGTTAATGCTAGCGTATCTGGGACATTGACAACTACTGGTGTTGCTACATTCAACAACGGGATTAAGACTACTCAATCAAACGTTTTTGTAGGAAGTTTGACTTCAACTTCTGACGCTGAACAAATTCTTTTGAATGTAAGCCCTTCATTATATCGTTCAATTGAAATGTTCATACAAATAACGCAAGGCACATCATATCATAGTACTAAACTATTAATAATTCATGATGGAACAAATGCACATATAACTGAATTCGGGTCAATAATGACAGTTTCTACTTTAGGTTTCTTCAGAGCTGATATAACAGGTGGTGAACTAAGAGTATATGTAGATCCAGTTGGTGCAGCAAATACAGTAATTAAATATCATGCAATAATTATGAACATTTAATTTAAATATAGTTATAAAAATCTATAAGCGGGATATTGAACCTTATGGCTACACAGAATGTCAATTTCAAAATCAAAAATACACTTGAAGTTCTTCAAGACGGCATTATTCATGGAAATACTACTCTTGCTTCTGATGCTACGGCTGGTAATCTAAAAACAATCATTTTAGGTAATGCAACTGATACGTCTGGGCAATATACTGATATCAATATCTTCGGTGACGTAACAATCAATGGATCTATCAACAGTAGTTCATTAAACTCTGATGGTAGTATTTTTCCTTCTTCTACAAACACAGTCTACCTTGGTGACAGTACTAAAAAATGGTTGAGTCTTTATGCTTCAACCGTAAATACAAATACATTGAATGTTAGAAATACTGCAGATGAAGTTGTAAAATTTTCAGTAGACGGAACAACTGGTAATACAAACATTTCTGGTTCTCTTTCTATAACTGGGTTGACAACAATAAATGATTGTGTAATTAATGGAAATGTAACTGTCAATGGGACTACTACTACATTGAATACAGCAACAATGATGGTAGATGATAAAAATATCGAACTTGGATCAACTGCTATTCCTACAGATGTAACCGCAGATGGAGGTGGTATTACACTAAAGGGGAATACAGATAAAACAATTCTTTGGGTTGATGCAAACGATGCTTGGACATTCAATCAAAATGTTGATATTTCATCTGGTTTTGCATATAGAATTGGTAACACAGCTGTTCTTAGTTCAACAACTCTTGGTGCTAGCGTTATATCTTCTTCATTGACTTCCGTTGGAACGTTGTCTTCTGGTACATGGAATGCTTCTATTATTGCTGGTCAATATGGTGGTACAGGTGTAGCAAACACGGGTAAAACAATTACGCTCGGCGGTAATCTTATTACAGCTGGTGCATTTGCTACTACGTTGACTGCAACCAACACAACTAATGTAACGTTACCAACATCAGGTACGCTAGCTACAATTGCTGGAACTGAAATTTTGTCAGGAAAAACATTAACTGCTCCTAAGATTGTAAATGGTGGATACGTTGCTGATGCCAATGGTAATGAAAGTATAATTTTCAATACAACTGCATCAGCTGTTAATGAAATTACTGTAGCAAATGCTTCTACAGGAAATAATCCGTCAATTACTGCATCAGGAACAGATGTCAATGTTGGTATTAATTTCATCCCAAAGGGAACTGGAAAAATACAAATTTCTGGAAATGAAATAGCTACAATCAATAGTACACAAACATTGACAAATAAAACAATCGATTTGGGTAGTAATACATTGTCAGGTAATGTTGTTACCATTGGTACTACGGCAATTACAGCTGGAGGTACACAATTAACACTTGCTGGGTTGACTAGCGTAAATGGATTGTCATTGACTGCTAATACAACTGGATTTAGTATTGCTGGCAGTTCTAAAACGTTGACAATCAACAAGTCCATTACGCTTGATGGAACTGATGGAACAACAATTACTTTACCGTCTTCAACGGGAACAGTACCATTGAATGACCAAACAATGTATATCGGTACTACTGCTGTAACTATCAACCGTGCTAGTGCTTCATTAGCATTGACTGGTATTTCCAGTATTGATGGTTCTGCTTCTTCACTTACAACAGCTAGAACAATAAACGGGGAGCCATTTGATGGGTCAGCCAATATTAACATCGAGGCTCGCTTAGGAACCCCCATTGCGTCAGCAACAACAACCACCATCGGAACAAAAGGTTCGGGGGATACGATTCACATAACGGGAACCGCAACAATCACTTCGCTAGGAGTTTCCACTACGGGAACGATTCGTCGTTTGGTGTTTGACGGTGCCGTGACACTTGCTCACAATGCGACGTCGTTAATCCTCCCAGCAGGGGATAGCCTAACGACTTTTGTAGGGGATGTTGCTGATTTCGTTTGTGAAAATGGCGAATTAGGTTATTGGCGTTGTTTGAATTATGCAGTCGCAAATATTTCTCAACAAGAATATTCTTATTTGAACGGTGCCACCTCTAATATTCAAACGCAATTAGACGCAAAAGCCCCGATTATCAGCCCAACATTCACGGGCACGGTAACGCTACCTTCAACAACATCAATCGGGGCGGTATCTTCGGCGGAACTTAGTTATCTTGACGGAGTAACGGCACCGATTCAACCACAATTAGATGCGAAAGCTCCGTTGGCATCGCCTGGTTTAACGGGGACTCCAACAGCCCCTACGGCTACGACGGGAACGAATACGACACAAGTCGCAACAACGGCATTCGTCCGACAAGAACTCGCAGGATTCAGTGGGGGAGGGCTTCCCACAAATTCTCAAACCTTCACATCGTCAGGTACATTTACCGTTCCAACAGGGGTGAGTAAAGTAATGGTGTCTGCTCACGGCGGAGGTGGCGGAGGCGGAGGCGGATACGGCACGAGCATAACTGCTGGAGGGGGCGGAGGAGTAGGTTTTATCCCACAAATCATAAACGTAACTTCAGGTCAAGCTATAACAGTAATAATCGGGTCAGGCGGAGCTGGTGGGTTAAGTGGCGGTGGGGCTGGTGCAGTAGGTGGAAGCACTTTTTTCGGGTCAACAGAATTTAAAGGTGGAAACGGTGGCGGACAAACCTTTGGAGGGATGTCCCTTTTTTCCGGGGGAGCGGCAAAACAAAAAGGGTCCAACAGTAGCAACTACTCGGGAGGGGCTATCCCAACCAACACCTTTATTGGAGGCGGTGGCGGAGCTGGTTCCGGTGGAAACGGCGGACAAGCTGGAGGTGTGAATAGCTCCGGTATGTCTCAAAATGGTCAAGCTGGTCAAGGATACGGTGCAGGTGGAGGAGGCGGTGCAGTTATGGCTGTATCAGGGTCCCCATACTGTATCGGAGGGGCTGGTTATCAAGGAATATTAATTGTGAATTGGTAAGGAATATAAGATATGGATAAAAAATTCGCAGTCGTAGAAGATGGAAAAGTAATCAATGTAATTATCGCTGATGATAACTTTGCCAAAATGTATTCAGAATCACCAGATCATGTAGGTGAGTGCTTTGAGTACGATGAGGTAAACGAAGATGATACAAGGGTAGCTCGAATAGGCGAATTGTATATTGGTGGTAAATTTATTAGTGGTACACTAGCTGTAGAACTTGGTTTACTAACATATAACGAAGCCATTAAGTTAGACCCAGATACCATTGATAGATCTGGTACCAAAGTAGAGGAAGTATAATGAAAGAGCATGAATTACTAGGTTGTTACGCAAACGTATGGATTCGTCAGAAATTATTTACAGAAGTAGGACAAACTATAGGTGGGCATAAACATAAATATGATCATGTGTCTTTATTGGCTACTGGTTCTGCAAAAGTAGAAGTTGATGGTAAAGAGAAAATTTTCCATGCTCCAACTTTTATTGTTATTCGTAAGGATAAAGTACATAATGTTACTGCATTAGAGGAAAATACTACATGGTATTGTGTATTTGCTAATAGAGATCTTGATGGTGAAGTTTATGACCCTGAGAAAAACTGCCCATTGGACGAGGATTGTCATAATGTTATGACTATAGAAAATAGAATAAAAATAAATGATATTACTATAGAAGAAGCCTGAATGAAAAAAGTAGTTATTACGGCTCTCGTAGCCTTAGTATTTATCGGATGCAGTACTGGTGAACTTACTATTGCTTCATGTGAGAAGTATGAAAACGGCGTTTGTATTAACGCTAAGTCTGAGGTTCTAAAAGAGTGTAAAGAGCCTCTTAATCAGGATGGTAAAGTTTACTGTCATTAATTAAGGATTACGATGAAAGACATGATGACTATACTATGGATCTTTGGGCTAGGTGTAGCCATCGCCACGGTAAATAAGATGTTTCACTATTCATTAAATCCTAACGAAATTACTAGAAAACCTGACGGTAGAGTAAACTGGCATTGGTGTATTTTCACCTTTGTCACTGCCGTATTCGTAGGGGGATTAGTAAGTGTATTCGTTGGTGTAACAGTTGTAGGTTATTTCGATTTAACTGATATTCAGAAATTTGCAATCGCTGGTGCAAGTGCTATTGCTGGTGAAAAAATCTGGTTAATAGTTAAAAACTCTCTAGAGAAAAAAGCTGAGAGTATAGGAGATAGTCTATGACGCATCAACCCCCACAATTTAATGAAGTGTTACAACAAATCGCTGTAGTATCTATTATAGCTAATGTTGCTTTAGTATACTTTGGGTTTAGACTAGTCAGTTTCTATGTTAGGCAGATTGGAAGACTTGAAGATAGATATACTAAACTAGCTGAAATGCGAGATACTACTAAAATTGAAGATGTTATGACCATGTTAGAACGTGATATTAAAGCACAGAACTATCGTCATGAACAAGAAATGATGAGTGCATTTAACACTACTAAGTCTATGTTAGATAATTATCAACATGGTTCAAGGCGGTCAACAGATAAAAAGATTAATTCTGATATGGAGTTTTTCGATGAGCAAAAGTAATCATATTATCGTACCAGATGGCGTTTATATCGTTAGTGAGACGGATGAACGTGGTATTATAAAAGAGATTAATCATGCTTTTACCGAAATTAGTGGATATGCAAGGGAAGATGTAATAGATAAACCTCATAATATTCTACGTCATGAGGATATGCCCAAAGCTGCTTTTAAAGAGCTTTGGGATACCATAAAATCTGGACGTACTTGGAGAGGTTTTGTAAAAAATCGTGCGAAGAATGGTGATTACTACTGGGTGTATGCCACAGTAACTAAGATCGACCGTGCGGATGGTTTTAAAGGATTTACATCTATCCGTCAAAAAATGTCAGCTAATGAGATTAAAAAATATGAAGAAATCTATAAAAAGATGAAGGAGTCGGAATGAGTCAAAAGTATATACTAGCTGGTGTAAACTATGGCAGAAACTTAGATGAGACAATTCCAAGTGCTCCAAGTTTTAAATATTGGGAGTTTGTAAGCAGTCAATTAGCTGTTAGAAACAACATAGCGAATATTCCTAATGAACAAGAATGGAAAAATATAGAGTATTTAGCGAAGACTATGCTACAGCCACTCAGGGATAAGATTGGTTCTATAGACATTAATTCTGGATTCAGATGTAAGAAATTAAATGATCTGGCTGGATCATCTGATACCTCTCATCATAGTAATGGTTGTGCTGCTGATCTAGAACCTAAAGAAGTAAGTCTTATCAAATGTCTAGAAGAAGCTAGTAAATTACCATATACCGAGATTATTGCAGAGTATTTTCCTAATGGTTGGGTACATGTTGCTACTGTATCTGGTAGATCTGATAAGAAATTAAAACTTAAAGACGATAAACATAACTTCACACCAATAACTCTACAAGAATTGAGAGGACTTTATCATGGCTAACGTATTAAAACACATGTTTACTGAGCAGGATAATGAGACTTTCGATGTTACTAAAGCATTGGCAGCCTTTGTTATTATAGCTGGTGTAGCGCTGACTTTTGTTAGTGTACTAGTAAAAGATCTTCCAGTAAGTTTACAAGACTATGGGACTGGTATGGGATTACTATTCGCTGGTCTTGGGGTAGCTCTTGGAATGAAAAAGGAGTCCGATGCCTCTGTTGAGTAAATTACTTGGATCATCATTTATTATTCTTGCTATTATTTTTCTTATTTGGTTTAAGATAACCAATCTTCAAGAAGAAAATATTAAACTAACCAATAAAGTTACAGAGTTAACCACATCTTTGAATACAATTACTAGAGATAGTGAATTAGCTAGAAAATCCTATGAGGAGCGTCTAGCTAAATTACCTACGGAAATAGAAGTGATTAAAACACAATATAAGCCTAGGTATTTGTATATTCAAACTTGGAAAGGGGATAGTAATGTTTCGGAGTGTAACAATACTCTTAGCTTTCTTCACAGTATTAACTATTAGTGGGTGTGCAGAGAAAACAGTATATGTACCACAGAAATGTGTAGTACCTACTGTAGAGCAACCTATGATTGATTATAATCAGTCTAATAGTCTATTAGAAGAAGCTAAAAGATGCGCGTACAACTACTTTCAAATGAAAGAATATGCTGATCGCTTAAATAAAGCATCAGAAACTTGTAAATAGGATTGCTTATGGATTTCAATATATTAGATGGGATTAATACTACTGCTAATCGGTGGACTAAAATAGAGTTACCAGATAGAGTTAGACATTCTATCACATTACAGTTAGAAACTTTTGGTATATTCAAATACTCATTTAATGTTGGTGAAAATACCAGTACTATGCCAGCAGCATTTAATATGCTATATGATATCCAACCACCTATGTTTAAACTAAATCAAAATACTATATCAGTACTGGCTGAACCATTATCAATAGTTACAGTTGAATGTGAAGATAATATACCTATTACTATTCAAACAGATACTAATGGTGCTGGTTCTTCTTATATAAACTCTCCTGTAGTTGGTGTATCATGTCGTATGGGAGACCTAGTTAGTCCCACAGTTATAGACGAGACTGGAATTAACCAATGTATTACATATAGAACTAGTGGTGGTGTAGCTATCCAAGGTATAACCTTCCCACATGCTTCCATTTATCTTGATAATATGGTAGCTACAGCCGATGAAAATGGTATGTTCATATTGGTAGTGCCTGAAGTTACTTTTAATTACTCTATATCATGCGTAAATGAGAGGGGCATAAAATTTCTTAGAGGGTTAGCTAATACAACTGTGTTATATGGGAACTATAGTAAGAAGAGTATTTATATAAACACTCAAGATGATGACATCGTACTAATAGGTATACAGGATTCAATACTATGAGTTTAGGTGTACTTACTAGGGATGAGAATGGGAAAATAAGATACGTCTATATGTTGGATGTTGCTGCTAATATACATAGTGGTGCTATTATAAATTTACGTGATAGTCTTAAAAATAATATATATAGAACTGTTACTGAACAAGTAACATTTTATAAGGACTATAACGACGATACGTATTTTTGTCTTACATCATTTAATATAGAAGGAGAACCAACAGCAGTATTTGCTCATTTTCAAGGTGATGATGTTCAAATCATGACGCAATACAATATAACTGGTAAAAGAGTATCTTTTATGGTTATGGATGATATTGCTGGATTAACTGGCACTATTACGTATATGTACCAAGTAAATTAATTTACAAGGAAATTATATGCCAATCGGTAATCTTCGTATTCTAGGCCCTAAATCAGTACCTAATCTTTTGGAAAAAATTAACCGTGTTGAAATCGTTGATGATTTGACAAGTGGTGGTTCTGGTGCTCCTCTTTCTGCGGAACAAGGTAAACAATTGAAGTTATCAGTTGATACTGAAGCTTCTAATCGTGTTGCTGGTGACCTAGCTATTATTGACTCAGCATCTGCTGGATACAATACCCTAGGAAAAGTTGAAGTAGTTATTAAAGACCTTGATAGCGCTTATAAAGCAGCTGACGCAGCTCTTGATACTAAATTGACTGGTGATATTAATTCAGCTGTAGCTGGACTAACAGCAGATATTGATGCTGTAGAAGCAAAAGTAGACGCTGAAGTATTAAACCGTGAGATCGCTGTAAGCAATGAGGCTCTTTTGCGTTCAACTGAAGATTCTAATCTTCAAGGTGCTATTACCACAGAGGAAACTGCACGTATCGCTGCTATTTCAGCTCTTGATAGTGCATACAAAGCAGCTGACGTAATCTTGCAAAACAACATTGACACTAACTTTACCTCATTGACAAACTCTTTGAGCACTGAAGAAGCTAGTCGTATCGCTGCTGACAACACCTTAGATGGTAAAATTAGTACAGAAAAAACTGAGCGTATCGCTGATGTTGGTAATTTGACATCTGGATTGAACGCTGAGATTAGTAACCGTACAAGTGCTGACTCTGCTCTTGATCTACGATTGAGCGCTGTAGAAACTGGTATGGCAACTGGTGCTAAATTTAAAGGTGGTGTAGCTAGCCTCTCAGATTTCGATGCTATGGCTGAAGCTGATATGGAAGCTGGGTGGATGTATGTAGTTGACTCTGGTACAGGTGGAAATCGTGACTTGTACGTTGTAGTTGCTGATACAACTGGTGATTATATGCCATCTACATGGTCTGCTAAATCACTTGTATGGTTGATGGACTATGCTGACGTAACTAATGTTGTTACTATTGAGCGTACACAACGTATCGCTGCTGATACACAACTACAAAATAACATCAATACTCTTGATGCAAAAGTAGATTCTAATAAATCTGTTACTGATGCTGCGATTGCAACACTCCGTACTGATATGGAAAATGCTGATTCAGCTGAAGCAACTGCACGTCAAAATGGTGATGCAACATTACAAGCGGGTCTTGATGCTGAGGTGAGCAATCGTGAGACTGCTATTGCTGCTGTATCTGCGTCTGTAACTGCTGAGGAAACTGCACGTATCGCTGCCGTATCTGCTGAGGCTGCTACTCGTGAAGCAGAAGACACTGCTATTAAAGCACTTGTAACTGCTGAGGAAACTGCACGTATCGCTGCTGATTCAGCTGAAGCAACTGCACGTCAAAATGGTGATGCTGTGAATGCTGATGCTATCGCTACTAAAGCTGATGCGGTTGATGTATACGATAAAACAGTCGTTGATGGAAAATTACTAGAAAAGGCAGATGCGAATTCTGTATATAGTAAAGTAGAGAGTGATGTTAAATACGCTGATGCTGTACACTTACACGACCATTCTGATATTGTTGGTTTATCCAATGTAGCTATTAGTGGTTCTTATGCAGATTTAAGTAATAAACCAGATTCTGTAGTTTGGAATACTGGAAGTATTATGCCTAAGGTAGCTGGTGTTAGTAACATTGGATCACCAACAGAGAAATTTAACTCTATCTATACAAAAGAACTTCATCTAGACGCTAATACATTATATGTGGATGGCGTGCCTGTTTTAGGTTCTAGCGCTGATACAATTCAGATTTCTGCTGATGTAGACCAAGGAATTCGTGTTGCTACTTCTGGTACTGGTAAAACTGTATTAGATTCCCAATCAGCAACAACTATCCAAACTAATGGTGTTAACGCAGATGTATTAATTCAAACTACTGGTTCTAGAGCTAGAGTTAGTTCTGATACAGAGGTTGTATTAACAGCACCTACTAGTAAAGTAGTTGGTGATTTACAAGTTACTGGGTCTAGCGTAATTACTGGAAACCAAACTATTAATGGTAATTTAACTGTACTTGGTGATACTGTATCTATGTCAGTATCAAATATGTCTGTTGAAGACAACATTTTTGTAGTGAATAAAAACGAGGCTGGATCTGGTGTAACACTTGGATACGCTGGTATGCAAATTGATCGTGGTGATTTGTCTGATGCTAGAATTGTATGGGACGAAACTCAAGATAAATTTGTAGCTGGTATTCTTGGTTCTGAGAAGGTTATTGCATTTCAAGATGCTGTAGATTTGAAGGTTGATAAAGTTTCTGGAAAAGGGCTGTCAACAGAAGATTATACTACTATTGAGAAAAATAAACTTGCTGGTGTGGAAGCTGGTGCTCAGGTAAATACAGTAACATCTGTGTCTGGAAAAACTGGAATAGTAACTCTTGGTAAAGCTGATGTAGGCTTGTCTAATGTGGATAACACATCAGACATTAATAAACCTATTAGTACTGCTACTCAAACAGCTTTAAATGCTAAAGCTCCATTGAATAACCCAGCTTTTACTGGTACTGTTTCTGGTATTACTAAAGCTATGGTAGGTCTTGGTAGTGTTGATAATACTGCTGATGCAAGTAAATCTGTTGCATCTGCTGCTAAGTTAACCACACCTATTACTATTAATGGTGTTTCATTTGATGGTTCTGCGAATATCACAGTATCAGATTCTACTAAAGAACCTGTTATTACTACTGGTACATCGGCTCAGTATATCAGAGGAGATAAAACCCTCGGTACTATGCCAACGAGTCTTCCAGCCAGTGACGTATATGCATGGGCTAAAGCAGCTGTAAAACCATCTTACATATTCTCTGAGATTGGTACTAAACCAACCACATTGAGTGGTTATGGAATTACAGATGCAGCATTGAGTACACATACTCATACAGCTAATTCTATTCTACCTTCGCAGACAGGAAATGCTAATAAGTTCCTTTACAGCAATGGTGGTAACGCTAGTTGGGTTTCACCAAAAGAAGTTATCTCATTGACTGATGGTGCTGATGTTACAATTACATCAGTAGCAAGTGGGCAGGTATTAGCGTATAATGGTACTAGTTGGGTAAATACTGACTTAGCTATTGGTACTCTAGCAGAATTTAACGCTGCTATAGCATAATATAATCGGGGCTTCCCGATTATCCAACAAACTTCACATAATCTACAGCACCATCTGGTGTAAATGCTCCTATAGGTTGACTCCAGTCCACATTAGTCATTCCATTAGTAACGCTATATGCGTTAGCTCCTATTAAACTTCCTGATACGATATAGTAATCATTGTTCCCAAATAACTTAACCTCAGGCTGATGAGTATGCCCAGAAAAGATATGGTTAGGCGTATACCCAGTAACTTGCCTGAATGCCTCTTTATACTTGAGTATTTTAACATCATTAGTAGGTCCTTTAATAAAATCACCATGAGTTAATCCTACTACTTTAGTACCTACACCAAAAGCTAAATAACCAGTAGTACTAATCTCAACACGTATGTTAGTTTTATCCGCTACTAGAGCCGTTAACATTTCATAAAGCATATACGCAAAGCCATAACCTTGATTATGCGATCTTTTAAAGTCAGTTAGACGCTCATGATTACCACTAACCACAGGAACATACACAGTATCATAAATCTCCGATAAACCTTTCAAATATCCAGCTAATAACATGGCTAGATCTGTTACAGCTTTTCCTAATGGTTTGCTTGATGTCTCTAATGAGTTATGGATCAAGCCATCCAGAAAGTCTCCACCACCCATGATAACACAAGAGCGTTCTCCTCTGTGGGCGTTTAGCATCGACTCGAATACTTTAGCTAGACGCTGTTCAGCAATCTCCCAAGTGTATGTGTTTACTTTACCAACGTCACCCTCTGAAACTACCGATTCAAAATGTAAGTCACTCAATAACATAAATTGGATATGCCCAGCAAATTTATCAGACGGCACTGCCATGTAGTTTAATACACAAGATGGTTTATCATCATCTGCCAATTTATTTACTGCGTCTGCTATCATGTCGTTAACTGCGTCTTGCTTAGCTTCTTGTCTAAGAACTCTACGATACTTCGCAACTTCTGACTTAGCTAATAATAGATTCTTCTCTTTAGCTACCAAATCTCTAGATAACTGGTCTAGATCATCTAATGCTGTAGCTAAATCATTAACGATTAATGAGTCAGCCTCATCAGAGTATCTGGATAGATATAATGTGTAATCATGATTTCTAAATTTCTTAGCCATACGGAGATTCAGTGCTGTGGCTACGGCGCGCACACACCATTCTCCACAATGTAACTCAGAAGCGATATCCTCTCTAGGATATCCACTTTGGTATAGTTCTAGGAATGCGCTGATATCAATCTTATATTTCTCTTCCAACGCTTCTACTAATTTCTCTACTTGACTCACTATTCGCTCCCTGTTTGTATCTTATATGTTCGATTTGTATACTTTTACGTAGATCCAACGGTTTAACCAAGTATCTGATAAAAGTACACCATGCTTAAATTGTAATTCTGCTTCTTTGTATGATGCCTCACCTAATGTATAACACCAGCACAATATTTCTCTTTTAACTAGTTTATGACCAGCTTTTATTTTCTGTTTGACCTCTGAACTGGAACTAGTATAATTCTTCCAATTACTTTCGGTAACTACTTTTTGTTTTCTAACTTTACCTTCTATCTTTTTCTTACGGATTGATTGTAAGTTTTTCTTACCTATGTACTTTGTACCATCTTCAAACTCCATGTAATAGACGAATGCTTTTGCAGTCTCTGGTGCTGAAGTAACTAAAGTATCGTTATATGACCAATTAACCATTATTTAATAACCTATTTATTGTCTGAACTGTAGTAAAATCAAATTTGTATGTTGATTTTACATAGTCAAATAACATTTCTTCAATTGATAGTTTTCCGTCAATGACTTGTTTAAGGTCTTCAGTTTTACTTATTTGTAATTCTATTAGTGGCTTTGGTTCAAATTTAACATGACGAGTGTTATACTTTTTTAACTTTTGTAAGTTAGCAATAGTATCCTCTACAGTAATTTTATACCTATTAATAGTTGGTAGTTCTGTCAATAATGACAAGGCTTTATCCACACCAACAACTTCTAGTCTAGTCCTGTAAGGTAATTCGGTAGTACGCCTAGTTACTATCCCGTTATCTAATATGATAAATCCAGTATTGCCAGAACTGTAAGATTTATAGTGTATCTGTGAGGGTTCTGAGGTATAAAAGATGTTTGGATATGGACTATGCGGCATATGTATATCACCTAGAATAACTGTATTGAATAAAGATGACATCAATGAAAAATCAACTTCCTCTTTAATGAATGGTTCAATAGTACATCTGGCATGAGTAAATAGTATATCACCATGAAAATCTTTTTTCATTGATTGAGAGGCTAGATACATTTCTAAGTTATTCCAAGGAACAAACGTCATATTATCAATTGTAGTAGGCTCTAAGAATACTTTAAAATTATTTTGTGGTAAGTAGTTAAAGATTTTAAAATCATGATTTCCACTGATAATTAATATATCAAATTGCTTCGATAATCTATCTGTGAAATCGTAGAATAATTTAATATCTTCCCAAGAAGGATTGTTGGAATCAAATACATCACCAACTAATACTAACGTACCTTGGTATTCTAAGAGAATATCCACTAGCATATTAAGTCTAGTGGATTCAAACTCTAAATCATGTTTAGATTTAATATGAAGATCACCTACTGCTAACAACATCTATAAGTCTCCCTAATTTAAGTAGAAGGGTTTCCATTTCTGAAACATCAGAAGGTATTGGGCATATATCAAATACATTCTCTTTTTCATAGAGATTGCATATGTCATCTGTCAATAGCAGGGTGGGTTTATTAGGGGGATTGGTACTGGTAATAACTATATCAGATAATTGTTCATTATCAACAAATTCGACTTTGAATTTATCTGAGATAGCTAACTTTATGGGTTGACGAATAAACGTAAACCCTAGGTCTACGAATATTCTAATCATATTATACCCAGTCGTCGTCTTGACCTTGATCATCGCCACCGTCAACAACATCAGAGCCAGTGAAGTCTCCGTCTGTCGCTCCGAATGGTGAATTACCAGCCCAAGGCGTAGATGAAATAATTTGTACTGCGTTTAGACGTAATACAAGACCTTTAAACATATTAGTAGAAATCAATTCAGCCGATACTTGTAGACGAATTTTTGAACGATTAGCAACTTGGAATCCAGCTGGTGGATTAAATGAACCACCTTTAGCGTTATATAGACGCGCTGGGTATTTCATAGCTGTTTTAGCTTTGATCATGTACTCACCAGTAGGATTGCCATCAGCATCTTCTGCTGGTTTAACTGGCATTGTCATTTTATCAGGATCTACAACAAGTTTACCATCGTAATCTTTAATAAGCGCGTCTAGATCACGTTTAAATACCGCGTAGTCTTCAGCCGACAATACAATAGTTGCCTCTTGTTTGTTCTCGTCAAATGCTGATGCATTAGGACACGATACGAATAGTGCTGATCCGATTGGTGTTACGATTTGTCCTAGTTTATTACTTGGTGCTTTAGTTTGTGCTTTTGCCATTGGTTATTTTTCCTTATTTCTATTTAATTTCTTACAGATCGATTGATCAACTTATTGTGTTCTGCCAGTATCTTATTATTTTCTACTTCATCTAATCTCCTCTTGTATGTACACATTATACCATAAGTTTGCTTAAAGTTAGCTTAAACTATAGCAATTTGATAATCTGGAAATGGTAATTGATAATCTTCTCTATCAGAATTATATAAATCACTCACTAATTTGAAAGATACAGTAGACTTATACTTAGTAATATCCCAATCTTTATATCGATAATTAAAGTAAGATTCTAAATCTATATCGTTTCTGATATTGTAATTTAGATAGTTTACTGGTACAACGAAGTGTTCTCTACGAAATTTAGTAAACTCTATGTTCTTTCTTCCACATGATAGACATAGAATACCATTGCATGGATACCCACATATCTTACATTTTGATACCAGTACTTTTTCTGGTTTAACAAGTACTGGTGTATAGCTTAAATGATGTTTTAATTGCTCTCGCATTGATTGAGTAATATACTCATCGCTTGCCAATGTAAAAACTATCATGTACTCCGCACTAGATAATAGTATTTGTTTACTATGTTGTAGTAAATGCTCTAGACGTGTTAAAAGTTTACCAGAAGGTAAACCTAGCTTAACACTATTATCGTGGCTTCTAGCATGGTTTATGGCTTTTCTAGTGCTACTCATATGGGTTAATGCTAGAAGTTCTATGAACTCTTTAGAATTTACTGCTAAAGTAAACAATAATTCTATTCTATGAGATTTAGAAAGACTTGGTAATAAAGATAACCTAGACGCAATTTCTTCCATTATAACTCCTGTACGGTAATATAAGATTTACCATTATCCTTAGTGACTGTTAACTGATAATCGTAAGGTATCATATCTAGTTCTGACCCATGTGTTACTAGAAATACAGATTGTCCCATATGCTTAAGATAGGAGAATAATCGCATCATTTCATCTGCTCCAGAAGCGTCTAATGAAGATGATGATTCATCAAATACTACTACGTTTGTCTCAGACTCTGATACTACTTTCATAGCATCTAACATAGATACTAGTATTAGTAGGGATAGTCTAGTTTTCTCACCATTTGACAATAATTCAATAGGTACTGAAATACCATTCTGTTGAATATCTATTGACATACCTAATTTATCACTTGATAATGAAATATCAAAATGATTTAGCTGAATCAGCTCAGAGTAATCATGTAATTTTATAGACACAATATTAAAAAATTGCTCTAGTATATTCTTTATTACCTTGCCACTTTTTATTTCTTTACGGGCAGTAGAGATAAAAGATACCTGTTTGTTGAGTTCCTGTATTAGTCCAGACGGATCTTCTACGATATCTATGTCGATATTCAGAAGTTCTTCTGCTGTTTTTAAATCTTGTTTTAGTAATGCCACCGAGTTCAATGCATCCATATTAGCCGATTCAAATTTACGATCTATGCTCAATAACTGGCTATTTGCTTCATGAAGTTCTTGTTCTTTTACTGACTTCATACTCTCCGCATCTTGTAGCGCAGTGTTTAGGTCATTTAGAGCATCGTTAGATACCAATATAGATTTACACAATGAACACACACCGTGTCGTAATGACGTTTTTGTTTGAGATATAGTGTCGTCAAGTTTCAGTATCTCATTTTTCAAAGTGGATATTGTTGCTTTTAATGGTGAAGTTTTCTCGGCGTATTTAGCTTGTACAAGTTCTAGTGTATTTATCGCAGATTCTAAATCTTTTGTAATCTCTGGTAGATTGTACTTAGCCTGTAAATCCGTTACTTTACTATGCTGAGTGAATGTCTTTAGCATATCATTTGCGTTATCTAAAGATTCATTAACTGTTTTAGATATTGATAATAATCTTTTATCAAGCTCTTGTAATTCAACTATATGGAGAATATCATTAAATATAGTTGGTTGACTTAAATTCTGTGTAAGATTGGTTATGGTAGATGACGTGATGTAATGGGTTAGCTTGAATGTCGCATATCCCATCCCTAGCATACTTTCTATCTTTGGTAACACTACCACAGCACCTTGCGCTTCCAATACACCGTCTATTCTTAATGTCATTCTAGCAGCGCCCGCTGGGTTTAGCACGGTTACTTCTCTAAATTTACCATCTAAGAATGCATCCATAGTTATTAAGATACTGTATGGTTTACCTGTAAACCTATTAGATAAGGTGTCTAATGGTGCTCCTGTAAAATCTTTATTGTAAAGACCTAGTACTAATGCTTGTAATATCGTGCTTTTTCCAGCACCATTAGAAGTGTAAGTTGAGTCATTATTAACACCAATTACTTTGTACACACCAGATAGAAAATCTAATTCAGCGTACTCAATCGCTTTGTAATTCTGGACTTGTATCTTTTTGAAGCGAATCAAGAAATGCCTCCCTTTCTATTACAGCTTTCTTCTGTAAAGCTGATATTACAGCAAAGTGCTCTGGTGCTAGAGTAGCCTCTAATGTTGTTGGTGATAATAACGCACCGTTATTTAATTGTGAAATAATTGGTCTGCTGGTTAATAACCTAAACCTAAGTGGGTACCTATATTTAGGAGCAATAACTAATGCAACAGATCCCATAGGAGTTTTTGTAGATCCTTCAACCACAGTTTGTCGTGTCATTGCGGTATACATTATCTTTGCGATTGTCTTAGCCTCTATCATCGTACACTCATACAATTCTTGAATGTAAGGAGCTATAGACGATGCAAGTCTATTTAAGTAATCTTCAGAACTAATCATTTATAGTCACCTGTAAAATAAGAAATAGTTGTAGGGTTTACCGTATGTTGTTGACCAAAAGGACCTTTATAATCTTTGGAGTACTCTTCAGTAATCTTATGGATCTTATCTATATTAATTACATAAGTACCAACTTTTGAATAGAAATGTTTAACAGCTTCTTTCTGTAATTTAGAAAGAAGAGATAAGTCTTTCATAATAGTACCTAACTTAAGGTTAAAATCTAGAAGTTGCTCACATGTTGTTATCCCTACACTAGCGTATTTACTATGCGTTTTATCAACTTTTGTACTACTGCATAGTGACAAAAACTCAGTTTTTAAGTACTCTAGATCAGTATTATGGAAATGCTTGTCTGCCCAAAGTTTAAATTTGACATTACCAATAGACGGTACTCCTATAATATGATCACCAGCGTCACCAACAATACATTTCTTAATTAAGAATTGTGATTCTGATACACATCCTGTGAGTTCTGCCACAGCTTCTGCATCTAGTAAACGGTATTTCTTAAGATCAAAGATACGTACATTATCTTTTCTGAATACTAACTGATACCAATCTTGGTCGCCAGATAATAATACAATATCATCATTTATTTTATTTGTTAGAATCCCAGCTAGGTCATCAGCCTCAACTCCCATAATAGGAAATGGATTAATCCCGTAGTACCCACACATTTCTGGTAGTACAGTCTCATAGATTTCTTTGAAATTGTCTGGGACTGATGAATAACTTCTACCAGCTTTATATTGATGCCACATACCTAGGCGATATTCTGATTTGCCAATATCGAATACGAAGACTACATTATCTATTATTGTGTTCGTCTCGGATTCAATTTTTAATAGCATAGGTACAAGA